TAAGCTTTATGTTGCGTTCTCGCTCATCAGCGGCAGTGGCTAAGCTTTTAGCCAACTGCTCATTGGCCGCCCCAGCTTTAGTACTGGCGGCGATACTTTCCAGTTGAGACTCAACTGCACTATCGATGCTTTGTACTTGCTTCTTATACTCTTCGTTGTAGTCAACCGTTGCAAGTGTTGCTGCTTTAGCTTGTGTTGCAGCTATACCTAAACTCATCGAGAAACCTTGCAACTTGGAAGACATATCGCCCATACCCGGGAGAAAGTCCACGCTTCCCGTCAGACCTGCCAGCTTATCAACTATACTAGCCAACTTCTCATATAAGTACGCCACAAACGACTGCCATACTCCTTGCATAGTTTGCATAACACTAGCAAACGAGCTACTCATATATAGCCAGCCCTTGTTTAAGTTTCCAAGTAGTACTGTACTGACCGAAAAGATATCGGTCATGACACCGCTATAACTGTCTCTTAGCTCGCTAAAGTAGATAGCTGCGCTAACAGTAAAGACTTGCGTAGCATATTTTAAGTTTTCAAAGCCTTCCAAAAACACACTAACTGCTTCATAGCCGGCAACTCTAACCAGTTCAAACTGGTTCCATAAGTAAGTTCCTACAGACCAACCGGCGAAAGCTGCACCTGCCAAATTGGCAGCTACTTGTAACTTTGTTAAAGCACCCGATGCCAAGCCTGCCGAAACACTAGTTGCTGTTAAGCTTGCATTAATGGACGTTATCCATGCCTTTAAACCCTGCATTCCTGCCAATATAACAGGGAGAGGGTTTAGCAGGGGTAGGAATGCGAGTCCAGCGGCAACGGCCAATCCCCCTAGCAACGGGGTGATGGGTTCAAGGGAGGACTTGAGAGTATTTAAACCGCTGATTGCACCGTCGACCCAGTCAGCGGGGATAGCGAGTTTGAGGGGGCTCAGTGCCATAGTGATGATACCAAAAACAATATCTGATATAGCACCCCCTAAGTTACTCAATCCACTGATAATTCCAGCCTCAAAGCCACTTGTGAAAAATTCAAAAGGAGCGGCAAGTACATCTCCTAGTCCTGCCCATGACTGATTTAATGCATCACGAAACCCGCCGACACTATCTCGAGTAGCTTGCAAAAACGCACTGAAACCTGACAGTTTAGACCCGGCTTCGGTGAGTTGACCAAAGCGCATACTCACCTCACCCACAGTCTCCCCTATCGCTTTGCCAACACCTACAAATGCAGTTACAGTGGGAGTTAATACTACGGATACTAGTTTAAACCCCTCTATAAGGGGGGTGAGAACAAGGGTAGCAAGTTGGCCAACAACTTGGCCAAAAAACTTAGCAGCTTCTGTCGCGCTGCCAAATGCCATAGTTGCCTTACCCGGCGTTTTATGGAAAAAGTCCCCTAAGCTATCCATGAGTGGGCCGAATGCTTCTTGTACGGCGACAATAAGTGGGTAAAAGGCGTCGGCTATGCCGCTGCCAGCGGTCTTTAGAAAAACAAGTATGCCCTTAACAGTGCTTGTGGCAGTTTGTGTTATTTGCCGAAACATTTTTTCAACGGCATAGTAGAACGTAAGTCCCATATCCATGGATGCCGCTTTAAAGCGCCTTAAGTCGCCTTCCAACGTATCTGACATCATCAGTGCAGTGTTTTTGGAAGTATGTTCCTTTTGTGCTACGTCTATCTGTTCTATCATACTTCGTAGCGTAGATGACGTCGTACTTTTGCCTGTTTGCTTATCCGTTGTTGTAACTTTTTTAGCGTTAACGATGAGGTCAAGCATGGCTGAGGACGGCTCAGTACCAAAGATACGTCCAATGAGTCCAATCTTGTCGTAGCCCGTCCCCATTTTTGAGAGCTTCTCTTCCATCTCTTCCATGAGATCGATAAAGGGTTTGACTTGCCGCTTCCCATCCTTACCTAAAGTTTCGGTCTCAACTCCTATTTCTTTCATGGCGGCGGCGGCATCAGACAGTTGGTGTTTTAAGTGTTCCATGTCCTTAGCGCCCAACTCTTCTATCGATACCCCTAGTGCTTTCATACCCTGTTCAGTTCTCTTGGGTTCGATAGCAAGGCGGAGCAGTGCTTGGCGAAGTGAAGTACCAGCTTGACTACCTTTCGTCCCCAAGTCAGCTAGTAGGGCTAGTGAGCCCAGAAGTTCGTGCGTAGAATGTCCTGCAGAGCGCCACACGGGCGCAATGTACTTAAGAGAGTCCTCCAAGTCGTGTATTTTTGTGTTAGAAATGAAGGTGGTTTTCGCAAACATATCAGTAAGCTTCCCAGCCTCTGATGCAGCATACCCAAGTGCTCGCATGTTATTTGCTACAACTTCGCTAACTTGGCCCAACTGTGCTCCACTAGCCGTTGTCAAGTCCATCAACGACGGAAGAATCTTCATATTTTCAACCGCATTAAAGCCCGCGCGGGCCAGATTTTCCCCAGCCTCGGCTACTATATCAGCGTTACGACCGCGACTAACTGCTAACTCACGGTAGAAGTCACTCATTTGTAGCTTAAACGAGTCCAAGTCTATCTTCATATCTTTCGTCGCTTCCATGCCGGGGCCAGCCTTTAACGTGTCTAAGCCCCTGAAAGATATCGTCATGATTTTTTGCATCTGAGCACTAAACTCGATGCCTTGATCGATAACTTTTTCAAGTGCTTCTGCAAGCGGATCTAGGAACGTAGATGCAGCCTCTTTGAGAGCATTAAAGCCCAACGCTAAATCCTTTAAAGATTTGATTTTGTTTGCAATACTTTCACCAAACTCTTTTAAACTCTTATTTACTTCCGCGATTTTTTCTCTTATACCACTCAGTAAGCCGCCTTGTTTTTTAACTTCTTCGGCAGTTTGCTTATATGCGCTTGTTGCTTCTTTAGCACCGCTAACGGCTGCAGTAGATGCACTTGCGGCACGGTTTGCTGTACCTCTGATAGACTCGGCTATACTTTTTAGAGACTCGATTAACTCATTGTTCGCTTTTGTTGCATCACCCGTATCAGCTATAAACTTGATACTGACAACCATCGTGCTATCTGTACTCATATTTTTCCACCTGCTAAGAGCCTATTTTCACTGTATTAGCGTATATTACGCACGTCCTCAAGTGATATCAATACTTAAGGTGAGAATAGATGTTTCCAGGACTGGCATTCTATTATTTTTAGAAAAAAATGATATAATGTTCTAGTTTTTACTGAAAACATATGAGGGGCATATATGAAAAGAAGAATCCATGTAAATCATCTTTACAAAAGCATCCATAAGTGCTTGCTCAAGCACTTCTCATCCTTGCAGACAGGGGAACTAGTGTATGCAGAAAAAATAGCCAAAGAGTTGCAAGACTCTGACTTGTTTCGCGACAAAAAACTAACCACTATACTAGGGCTCATAACCCGCTACTTCAAAGGAAGTAAGGAGAGCGTACCTGAGTTTGAGTTTATCGAAAGACTGGAGCTAAGGATGTGTGCTGCCGGCGGTCAGACCAACAAGTATCATAATGTCACGGCATACAGAAATATAAAGGGGCTGGTGTGCTCATACCCGCTAAAGTACTACATAGTGGGACAATACAGTGATGACTAAGTTCATACAAGTAAAAAAAGAAGATAGTGCTCTTACTGAAGAGCTACTAGTTCAACTTTTAAAAAGTTCTCAACTAGTATTTTTAACGGGAGGGGCTGGGAGTGGTAAAACTTACTTGCTTAAACGGGTAGTCAAACTGTTTCGTGATGTGGCTATCCTGGCTCCTACAGGCATAGCAGCATTTAACGTCGCTGGACAAACTATCCATAGTTTTTTTAGGTTCCCACCACACTTGCAAAAACCTAGTGAAGTGAGCACTAGCATAAAAAATTCCTATCTTATCAAGAAACTAGAGTTGTTAGTTATCGACGAGGTAAGCATGGTCAACGCACTAATGTTAGACTGTATCGATAGTCTAATGCGGCGTATAAGAGACTGTGCCTTACCATTCGGCGGGTGCGCGGTTCTCTTTTGTGGCGACATGGCACAACTAGCCCCTGTTGTACATGACAAAAAGACAGGTACGGGCTTGAGTCAAAAAGAAGCTCTAAGTAAGCTAGGCTACTCATCTTCGTTTATTAGTTGCTCGAAAGTATGGGATAAGCTCGGCTATATAGTAGAACTACAAGGAAGTTGGCGACAAGATACAGATAACTACTTTTTTAGCCTTCTTTCTGATATGCGTAACTTCCTTCTAAAGCAGGGAGTTAGCTCTATAAAAAAGACAGTTTCTGATATCAACGAGCATACCCAAAACAACATACTTCTAAACTATACAACGCTTGCACCTACAAACCAGCAAGTCGGGGATACCAACGTACTTGAGCTAGGAAAGCTAAAGGGAAGGGAACGTAGCTACACCGCCAGTATCACCGGTGAGTGGAGAGATGAACTTAGCAGGGCACCTCGTGAGCTCATACTAAAAGAAGGTGCGCAAGTTCTCTGTGTTGCTAACGACCCACACAAGAAGTTTTTTAATGGAGACCTTGGTAGGGTTCTGGAACTAGAGAAGCTAGGGGTTTGGTTGGAACTGGAGAGCGGAAGAAGCGTAAAAGTTAGTCAAAGCCGGTGGGATAACTGGCAGTACGACTGGGATGAGGAGAGGTCTCATGTATGTGTCCGTTCAGTTGGAACTTTTAGTCAGCTCCCCATACAACTAGGCTATGCTATGACGATACATAGTTCCCAAGGGCTTACTTTAGGACGTGTTAAGTTCGTAACTGAGCGACTTTTTGACTTCAGACTTGCTTATGTTGCTATAAGCCGTTGCCCCGATCTAGCCTCACTTAGTCTATCGAGACCTTTGTGTGTTTGAGGCGGAGGTTCAACCTTTGAAAGTGCTCAAAACTACGGGAACGTGTATTTTCAATATCTAAGTAAGCTGCTATTCAGCCCCATCAAAAAAACCTTGCCGCCAGAGATAGCCAAGTTGGTCACCTTCGCTCATGTAAGCTTTGATTTGTTCATCATCACTGGCTCGTTTGACAACCGTGTACCCACTTTCTTTGGTAAGCCAGAATACTTCTTCAAGTTCACAAGCATTTAAAAAATCAGGAGAATGAGTCGATACAAAAACTTGACCACCTCGGCGTGCATAATCTCTAAACTCTTCTGCAAGTTCGTGCAGCAGTTTAGGGTAAAGCTGATTTTCTGGTTCTTCTACACATAACAGAGGATGGGGATTAGGGTCGTATAAAAGCACTAAATAGGCAAACATTTTGATAGTGCCATCAGAGACATGCCGTGCCAGAAAAGGATCTTGAAAATCACCATGCTGGAATCTAAGCAGAATGCGCCCTTCTTCCGTAATTTTGGAATCGACTCCGCTGATACCAGGTACGCGCTGTTTCAGTTTTTCAATAATTTTATTGAAAATAGTAGGCTGCCTTTTATAGAGAAACTCTGTCACCATCGCTAAGTTTTCACCCTCTTTGGAAAGGTGCTCCGCATAACCAGATTCCCTTTCAGATCGCGCTTGCTGAATGTGAAAATCAGAAATATGCCAGCGTTCAAGTAAATCACCAATTGCTTTACTGGCCGGAAATTTTTCAAATTGGGCCAAACCTTTCAAGGCCAGGATATCCGGAGATTTAAGTTCATATTTTTCTCGTCTTAACTCTTTAGAATTGGTAACTTTATCAGGTTCATTAACCACCGCCTGCCCCTTGCCTTTAGCAAAATCAAGAAACCGCCACGGTTGACCTTCACTTCCCCGGCGATATTGGAGAATCTCTTTTTCTATGATAGGACGCCCATCCTCCTCATCGATTTTTAAAAAATAGGTAGCTAATGGGGACTGATTACTTTCAAGTTTCAAGCGAAATTTTAATTCTATTTCGATCGGACCTATTGAATTGCGGCTTCTGACTTCTTGAAATCCTTTACCGCCTCCTAGCTTAGTGAGGGCCACCTGAATATTATCAGTTAAAGCATCTTTTAAGAAACTAAACACACTAAACAGGGTCGTTTTCCCAGTACCATTAGCACCAACAAACACGCTCATTTTTGGGATTTTTTCAATTTCAACGTTTTTAAATGCTTTAAAATTTTTTAAACGGATAGTTTCTATTTTCATTTTATCAGGATTTCTGGTGTTGACTTGATTCGTCGAGGTTCACCACTCAGCAGTGAAATGATTTGATTAACTTCCACCCCCCTAATAAATTCTTCAGCATGAGTAGAAATCAAAAATTGAATATTCTTCTCTTGAGCTTTACTATTAAAAAATCTAAAATAATCTAAAACATTACGTTGTAGATTAACGTGTAGATGGGCATCTGGTTCATCCAAGAGGATGGTGGTAGGATGATAACCATATAGGAAAGCTAAAAGGGTCAAGGTCTGATGAAAGCCGCTGCCCCCAGCAATGATATCATAAGCTTTCCCTCCTTGTTTATACTCACAAGTAATTTGGGTGTCTACCCCTGCTAGGTATTTCGGAGAAATTAATTCAACTGAGAACCATTTTTTTACAATCTCCTGAATATCACGCCAACCTTGTTCATCTTTATCCCAAACTCGCAACAATAAGTTCCTTAACACGCTGCCTGGTTGGGCTTTACCCACTTGTTTGCGCAAAGGTCCGTCATCACGGCGTTCCTCACGGTCTTCCAATCCAGAAAATGGAGGAACATAGGCAACAATAGGCAATTGAGAAGGACGGTCTAAGTCTCCTCTTAATTCGTTGAAATAGGTCCACCCCTCGCCAGGAATCGCATAAATCGTTTGGGGGGAATTATAGCGTAACTTGACAGTGAAACATCGCAATTCATTATTGAGTGCTTTCCAAGTGACTTCAATTTCGATTAGGATATATTCTTGTTTTTTTTCTTCACCCTTACGACGGTCGGTCCGTTCCCGCCAAAGTAGATTAAACACCGGCACTGGTAGAGCGGTAAAATTAGGCAACACGATTTGGACACCCCGCTTACCACGTCGTTTAGCTCGCCCAAATTCGTCAATGCAAAACTGCCAAATCGCCAGGGCTTGTAACAGAGTGCTTTTGCCACTGTTATTGGTTCCCACTAGCAAATCAAAATGAGTAAAATTATAAGTTTGTTCACGGATACTTTTAAAATTGCGCAAAGTGAGTTTAGTAATCATGAAGAGGTGTCTAGATATGAGTTGTTAGGCCGGTTTCAAGGCACCTAACAACTCATGGGGTTTTAGTTGGTATGGTCTGTTATAGCCTGAAAGATCGGAGCGAGCGTGTTCGCCCAAACTAGGCGGCGATACTTATCGCTAAGATTTTTCGAATCTGAAAGTAGTGAAACAAGAGTCGGCATACAATGACCCGTCACATCGCCTATCTTATATCGAAAAAAGGCAAAACGCTCTAATTCGGGATATGGGGACTCGGGTTCTTGGGGGGAGCAGTATATCCACTTGCCACTTTGGGTTAGGTATAAGTAGAGTACTACCTGTTTACTGCCGGTTTGAGATAATGCCTGGCTATACTCGGGGGTTATGAGGGCTTTGGTCGTTAGGAAGAACTCCAAAGTAAAGTTAAAGGTTAGCTAGGCACTTAGTGAGTGCCTAGCTTCAAGTGAAAAAAGATGCCTCCTTACTTCTAAAGGGCTCACTAACCTCCTTCTCGCCGGGTGTGAGGGTAGTGCTCGTTAAAGAACTTCAGTACTTCAAGCAAAACTCCAGTCCTTGGTAAAGCCCCCCCATACAACATGCCATTGCCTTTTACAAGGCTCATGGCAAGATCTAACTCTCGATGCAGGTCGGAGTGTTCTAAAAAGACTATGCTCATTTTCTTGTCCATTATACTAGCTCACCCTTTCCAAAATTCCTAACTCAAATGGTAACTTCTCAAGCTCCTCACGGCTAAACACTCTACCCTCTTCTAACCGTTCTAACAGGCGAAATACCAATGCTTTATCGCCAGCTTGCATTTCAACCTTCTCAAGGGAGGAGTTCTTCAGTATATGGGAGAGGTGATAAGCAAGTGTGGTTGAGCGTGATTTCATGTGTTCAGCAGCGGAGCGTACCCGATTAGTCGGGACGGTGATATCTAATAACACCGACAGTAGATATGCTGTACTGTTATGACCAATAGCAGAGACAAAATTTTCTGTTAGAAAAGCTTGAGCGTCTGTCACCGTAATAGGGCCACGGAAATGATAATGCCCGTAAGTGGTCAACACAGGGGAATTAAGTAAATATAACATTTGTTACTCCTAGCTGGGTTAGTCTAAGTCTGGCCAGTCTGGTGGCCACATAGCGTCTAAAAAATCCATCGGGTTTTGATACTCGCTCGAACTAGCGAGCATGACCCGGAAGTCGGGATATGCTCGCTCAGCCGCCTCTATGCAGGCGTTTACGTTCTCAGGCTTTTCGTGGGATGACCACAGCTCTGCGCAGCGACCGTTTCCGATCACTACGTGAAAACATATGCCAGCACGCTTATATTTATCTACTTCTGCCCTAGAGAGCCTTATAGTAATCACTATATGCCCTCCTCTGCTTGTACCTCCGCTTGTAAGAAATCGACAAGCGGAGTTAAAGTTGGTGTATGTACAGCGGGAAGTAAGCACTTCCCCTCGTGAACGCGCATGTAACAGCTTGCCGCGAACATGCCGTCGAGGCATTTGCGAAAGATGGCCCCATTCGTATCACCTGGGAAGTCTTCCTTATAGTGTTTAAGGAAAAGTTTCGCTTTAACTGAAAACTTTGCACGGTCAGTCTCAGGTCCGACCTGGACGCGATAGTAAGTGCGAGGAAAGACCTCCGAAAAAACAAGATAGTAATACCTTGTTTTTTCACCGGGGGCAGCCTCGGCTGCCCCCGGGTTGTAAAAGTACGACTCTAGAAAGTCGGGAAGTTTTTCTCCGCGCCAATACCATCTTTTAAGAGACGCATCCCATAAGATGCGTGTGCCATTGTTGCGAGCTAGCTCCTTTAGCTTGTCTTTTTCTCCGAACTGGATGTTTAAAGCAAAGTTTCTCAAATTCGTAGTGCTCATGTGCTATACTCCTATCTATTCGTTTCGTGTTTAGCCAAGCCCCCCAAGGACTTGGCTTTTTAGTTTTTAGCCAAGAAGCTTGGCTTGTTTTAGGATAGTAGCCTCTTGTTTTGGAGAGACGACCATTGCGTTGACCATTTCTCCTTTCCGCGGGTTTTTCTCACGAACTCTCACGGCTGCCCAATACTCCAAAAATCCGTCAATGACTTCAAAGCTTTCTGGCCCGGTGGCCTTCAATATCACTGGTCTTAGTAAGCCATCACACTCCAAAATGGCATCGGATAACGCTTCAATCTTGGCGGCGTCAAAGTGCTCACGAGCTTTGGCGCAAGTAATACAGACCACATCGACTAAGAAGAATTTCATTCTATTCACCTATTTCCTATTTTGTTGTTTACGTTCCGAGTCGTCTCGATACATATCGATACATATATAATAGTATCGAGGAAACAGGAAGTCAAGACTTTTTTTAAAAAAAATTCAAAAAATGTTAAGACACATCTTGTTGCTACGATTCGTAGCACATCGTGTTTATACATATAGTAGTAACGAGCGGCTAAGATGTCAAGACTTTTTTAAAAAAACCTTTCAACTTCTTTCCCCCTCCTTTATGTAGAGTAATTGCAAGCTCGGGTGTTAACGCTATGCCAACACGTCCTTGTTTTACAGCTATGAGGCTACCAAAAAAAGGCAGCTACATCCCAGGGCTTTAGGCGATCGGATGGAATCCGAGCCGAGAAGTTAAAGAAATAAAAAATAGAGTTCGTCGTTTCCTTTTTTGCCAGTGCAGGTAAAACTTAAGTTATATGCGATAAGCCCTTCGCGATCACTAAAGTCCGGCATGTCTAGCTGAGCGTATGGAACAACAACTTTGAAACGGTTGCCATGCGTTGTACCAAATAACGCCTCGATACGTAAAGTAGTCCCCGCCCTTGCAAGCGCAGGGGGGTTAAAGTCCGTCAGAGACGGTGCAACAAGGTCGATAGAGCCTGCTGGCTTTCGTCCTGTTATAAGGTGTTTAGAACTTGTTAGTATATCCGTATACTTTGATATGGCGTTCGCCATCTTGAGTTCCAAGTTATCGCAAAAGATCAAAGGGGGGGAGAGGTCACCTACAACAACTGTTGCTCCCCTCACCGGTGGGATGTTAGGGAGCACCTTAGTTGTTGAGTAGTCAGCGTACGTTAGTGCAAACGATGCCGTAGCAAAGGTCTTTTTAGCATCTAGTAGGCCAGCAGTAACTAAACTTAAAGCCCTTATGTCAAACATAAAGGTTGGGTCAGCGCATATGCCATTTGAGATACGTTCCGGGTTGAAGCGGCAGCTTGTCGGAACATATGCTATGCCATCAACGGCGCTAGTCACAGTAGCGGAAGCTCCGCCAGCCCCCGTTATAGTCCCAGTCCCAAACTCTCCCGTGCTTGTAGTAACCGTTAGCGTCACCGCGCCAGCCGCTCCACTCTTAAAGTCTAAAAGAGTACCGCTAGTAGCGTCTTGACTTACGCTCTCTGTAGTACTCCATGTTCCAGTACTGCCAGTGCAAACCAATAAGTAGGCATTTTTCCTGACTAGTCCAGAGGCCTGCATGAGGTGGTCATAAAATGGGGCTTGTACTTTACCACTACCATCAACACCACCTCCAGTAAGGTTAACAGTTTCTTTGATAAGTTTGTGGTTGGTTATAAAAGTTAAAGTCATAAGAAGCTCTCTCTGTTGTTATCACACTATATTTTATATGCTATAGCATACTAAGAGAGTTATTTTTTCTAGTTGCATAGCAGTGCTAGCTCCGCTATACTATATAGCAGATGTATGTACTAGACACACACAATACAGAGCACCTTCAAAACTTAAGAGGAGGGACATACTGTGATAAGGGGATACTGTTGGACTTGCGGGAACATGCTTGCTTTTTGTCACTGGCCGGCAAACGACATGCCGGAACTTTGTCGAAAGTGTGCTGAGCAACTTTCTAAGCAACGCTATGAAACGCTAGCGACCACTTCTTGGCTAAATGTGCCTGTACACACCCAGCCATGTACTGGCTATCCAGAACTCGCAGCTGAAAACATAGCTGCCTGGACTGTAGAGGCTTATCTAAAGGAACCTTTATTATGAAGTCTACTAAGCGCGCGCGCCGAGCAGTTTGGTGGGCGGCGGGAACTCCCACTGACACTGCGTGGACTACAGTCACGCAGCATCTCAGTCACGAGGCGCATGGCGAACTTATCTCACCGAGCAAACCGAGAGTTCTGCGTCTACTCTTGGAGAGTTTTATTGCTACTCACATCACACCAACTCACATCACACCAAAACAGGACTAAACCTATGACTCCAAGAACACTCACTAACATTATCACAAAACTGGGGAACTATGATGCGGAAAGTTACCAACTTCTAGAAACAATCTTAGCCCGCGCGGCTAAGAGAACCAACGAGTTTAGACAACTAAAAAAACTTTTTTTTGCTATCCAGAGGAAAAAAAGAAGCCTGTTTGCAGACGGCGCTGCGAAACTCACCCTGTCGCCACGCGGCTCATGGGCGTATGTTTTTTTACTCACCAACCACCCTTATTATCTTGAGGTTGATGACAGCTTCTTTGAGTTACTCCTCTCCCCAAGCGAGACCGGACCACTTATCGACTTTACTCCTCGCCTACTAAGGCGGGGCCCGCTTCAAAAAGAAGAACTTGACATGTTAAGGGAACTCTTAACAAAGCAGCCTACATAACAACAAACAACTAGAAGCGCGGAGTAGTACGCGCTTCTAGCCGGATACCTATATGCCAAAAAAAATTATGCCAAAAAAAATACCAAAGCTGCTACTATTATGTTCCGACCCGGCTCTTACAGCGGAGTTAGAGACTCTACTGCTAGCACGAGGCATGAAACTAAAAAAGGCTTCTAGCCTCAAGCCAGAACTCTCATATACTACCTACTCACATGTTCTTGTTGACGAGCCTTTCGCCGGCGTTATACGGCAAGGCTGGGCACTACTGTGTCAAAAAGACACTGCCCACAATTATGGGGGCAGTAACATAACAGTTATCACAAAGCCCTTCTCCCCAGCAGACATATACCGTTACCTTTCTATTTATGAAGAACCCCTTTTACCGGTAGGTTCTTATAAAAGTTCCCTAGTAGGAACTTCCACAAGTCTAGTTAGGCTCAAACAAAGTATAGAAAAACTTGCCCCTCACGCTCTTCCCATATACATATACGGGGAAACTGGCGTTGGTAAGGAGTTAGTTGCGAGGGAACTCCATAAACTCTCGAACAGAAAAGGGGAGTTTGTGGCACTAAATGTGGGTGGGCTTTCTGATGAGCTACTCGCATCGGAACTTTTCGGTCACGAGAAGGGGGCATTTACTACAGCTCTTACTGAGAAGCAGGGGCTCTTTGAGCTGGCCGCCGGGGGAACGCTCTTTCTTGATGAAGTCGGCGACATGTCGACTCATTGCCAAGCACTCTTGTTAAGAGTGCTTGAAACCGGTACCTTTATGAAGGTGGGGGGGGTAAAACTTCTGGCTAGTGACGCTCGCGTGTTATGTGCAACAAACAAACCGTTAGACAAACTTGTTAGAGCAGATCTTTACTATCGGTTGAATGGCGCAACCCTCCTCGTGCCAACACTCCGGGAACGTATCGACGACTTACCGCTCTTAACACAGCACTTCCTGGGACACGACTACTTTTTTACGGAGGACGCTTTAGACTACATGAAAAGTTTAAAATGGAGAGGGAATATACGTGAACTACGCCAACTATGCAAGCTAGTTCCCATATTTTCCGAACAACCTGCATTATCTCTCCCCATACTACAACAGTGCCTTCAACAGAACCTTCAACTTACTGTTGAAGGTTCTCAAGAACGGGAACTTTCGTGCCATGCAAAAGTGAAAAAACAACTGTCTTTAAACTTTGATCATATTCCAAGTAAAAAGGAACTTCTACTTGCTTACTATGAGCAACTTTCCAAACTTTACGAGGGAACTCAGAAGGAGAACGCTATCGCAAAAGCTATGGGAGTCTCGCGACAAACAGTTTTTAGCATGAAAAAACTGTTTAAGGAAACTCGCTCATGACTATATCCCCAAGTCCACTCCCACTAGACTTCTTACATCAACATTATCCCTCTGCCACTGAACAACAATGGAATGATTGGCATTGGCAAATTAAACACAGCATTACCTCACTTGAACAACTGCAAAAGATTATCCATCTATCCGACAAAGAAATTCAACCCATCAGCCGTTTGCCTATACGCATTACCCCCTACTACGCCAGCCTGATGGCCAAAGATAATGCTAGCCAAGCCATTCGCCGTTGCGTGGTACCTACGGCGGATGAACTGATGGTCTCTCCCGGAGAATCTGCCGACCCACTCTCAGAAAAACACGACAGCCCAGTGCCGAATATCGTACATCGCTACCCCGACCGCGTCCTCTTTCTAGTGACCGGATTCTGTTCTACCTATTGTCGTTATTGTACCCGTTCTCACGCGGTTGCCAAAGACCAATGTCATACTCACACCAGCGGCTGGCAACAAGGATTTGAATACATCAAAGCCCATCCCCAAATCCGAGACGTGCTTATCTCAGGAGGGGACGCTTTGACCATGTCTGATGCCAGAATTGAATTTTTGTTATCTAATTTACGCCAAATTCCGCATGTGGAAATCATTAGAATCGGTACCAAAGTTCCCGCGGTCCTACCTCAACGTATCACCCAAACTTTATTAGACGTTCTCAAGTCATATCATCCGCTTTGGATGAGTTTACACTTCACCCATCCTGACGAGATTACTCCCGAAGTTGCACAGGCCTGCACCCAATTGGCCAACGCGGGAGTTCCCTTGGGTAGCCAAACGGTGTTGCTGAAAGGGATCAATGATGAGGTGACCACCATGAAAAACTTAGTCCATGCTTTACTAAAAATTCGGGTACGTCCTTACTACCTCTATCAATGTGACCCCATTTTAGGCTCCACCCATTTTCGCACCCCTGTCACCAAGGGACTGGAAATCATTAAAGGGCTGCGAGGATTCACCTCGGGATATGCGATACCTCACTACGTCATTGACGCCCCCAATGGTGGAGGGAAAATTCCTCTCTTGCCAGAATATTACATCGGGAGAGAAGATAATCAGGTCATCCTTGAAAACTACGAAGGGAAAATATTTACTTACGCTGATAGCGTCTAGCTAGAACTATCCGGTGGGTTAGCAAAGTCGGCTTTAACAGTGGGTTGTATATACGCTGGCAAGCTGCTTATTTTAGCTTGTAAAGTATCGTTGACTACTTGCGTCCCCCCTAGTCCTTTCGCATAGTTAAAGCCGGGAGATATTCCCACAGGAATATTTTCCACTTTACCCGTGCGTGGGTCTTTGTAGGAGTAAGTGTCTTTCATACTTACCTGCCTCACTACTTGCCCTTTTTTGTCTTTCAAGGGCATGGTATCCTTGTCAGGGTCAAACGGCTTTAGTCCGTACTTTTCTAGTTGGGGCACTGAAAAACTCCTAAGCTCGCAACGACAACGATGGTGAAAAGGGGGGCCGCCTCGTCCGTCCCACTGTTGGATGGTCATTGTTACACCACTCATCATAGAACAGTTCCCACACGTTCTAGCCCCTCCAGCGGTGAGTAAGCTAGCGTAAGGACGGGTACTAACGGTTTGCCGCATACCTTGCATTATGCCAGCGTTCAACGCGCTATGCATGTTTGTCTCAAACACAACGGCTGCTCGTGCAGATACTCCCTCACGAGGCTGAAAACCAGTTTTTTCTGCTATGGCTTTAAAGTCACGTTTAAAGTCTGCAAAGCTGCCACCGGCGGTGATGATAGTGTTCAAACTGTCATGTACTTGAGCTATTGCATCGGCGCGTACCATGCCTGTCACGTAAAATGCCGTTTCCTGCAAAGCGGCTGCAACTTGAGCACGCAGTTCTACAGCTATGTCTAACTTCTTAGCCATAAACTCGATGGCATCTTTAAACTGTATTGTTTGCCAGTCAAGATCAGAAAAAACACTATTATTTTCCACTATTTATCTCCTCCTTTTCATATCCAAGCAACCAAGCCAGCTGCATGGCTTCTGAGACAGTTAACTGCGCAACTTTACGAGGAGACTTATAAAAGTCGACCAATGCCACTTGTAAGTCAGCAGTAGAAGTAGCAGTCTCAACTATGCGAGAAAGTTGCTCCAAGTCATGTTTTAAAAAGAGACTATAAGCTTTTGCTGCCCTAAACTTTATGACATCCAGCGGCTCACTAAAGGATAGAGTTTTTGGCCAGTCTTCTAGCGTTGCGCTATACTCATAGCTGCAGTCTTCACACTGACACTCTCCAACGTGCTGCGCTGAAAACGCTACCGTCCGATGTTCAAGTTCCTCTGGTAGAGCAGTCTCCTCCTCAACTTGTCTCTCCTCCGTAGGTAAGTCGGTAGTAAGCTCATCTGAAGATGCTTCTTCATCGTCCCACTTACCCTCGTAGCCCGGCAGTATCGCTTCACCTTTATTAGCAAGTTCTACCTGTAACCTATCACTTACAAAGCGTAAAGGGAGTGGTAGGTATTTACGGATAATGTCAAAACTTTCGGCACTTACCTTTTTAGCTTCACTTTCCTCGTAAAACTCGAAGCTAGGTACTTTTACCTTCTCACCGAAGTTAAAGCGCGTAACCAGCTGAAACAAATGGTTCATCGTGGATGAAACCATCTTACGATGGGCCTCGGTGACCATCATCTCTGACTCCAAGTGCGTTGAGGCGGCAGCACGTGAGCCTTGGTCGGTTACCTCAACACCCAATGTTGATGACAAGATAGCCTTAGATAGTTCTGCATTTACCATGTCGATAAAGCCAGCATGTACTGTATTTTCCCCTATGTTTGCCTGCAAAAGCTCGATGGGAATACTATCGGGTACTGCGGCGCAAGAAGAGTCCATCATGCGGCTAAGTTGAGTTAAAATAATATCAATCTTCTCCTCTCTAGTCCCATCAGGATACTTTGCTATTGCCCACGGGCTTCCATGTCGTTCGATGAACTTAACATAGTACTCGACAACCATACGCTTGAAGTTCACAAGCCAGTAACATGCCGACAAAGCAGCGACGCCGTATGGGTTATCCACGCTGGCTCGATGACGAGTTAGGAGGTAGTTAGCTGGGTGTAGCGACTCGCCCAAGAAATTTCTACGTGTTCTAACAAGTGGAAGTCCATAAGGAGTAAAGAGTACACGTCGCCTAGGAACATCAACGATTTCAACTGGTAAAAGATATTTGCCCTTATAGTCCCATACTATTTCTTTTAAATCAAAGCCATAAAGTACGCATTCGTATATTTTAAAGTACAAGTCATTCCAACTAAAGCTAGGGGACGGGGGCGTATCTAAGATTTTTTCGCATAGTGCTGCCGCTAACTTGTCTACTTTACGCAAACCGCCCGGTTGAACATGAGTTTCAAACCGCACTAAACCAGCGTACATCCTCTGAATAATGCCGGCGATATGGGCATCCTCCGCTAGTCTCTCGTACACTGGAATAGTTTGGGAATAACCCAAGGCGGTCAGTACCGGGTCAGGGTTTAGCACATAAGGAAGCGTATGAGTAAAGTCAGGGTCGGACTCTATACTCGTCACTCGCTTATCCAACTCTACGGGTGCTTTAGTAGCAGTAAGGGCTTGACTAAGTTCTTGAGTTGGGAAAGGCGCACTAAACTCATAGGCACTTAGTACCGCATCGTAAGGGGAGTATAGTTTACGTGAGTGAATCATACTAGTTTTGGTCTAAAGTAGTATGTTTTAATTCGCCACGCGCCTGCATATACTCAACAAGTAAGTTTATCGCCATACTAAGCGTATCCTCTCTTAGCTCAGAGCGTAGTTCACCAAATTTGCTTAAAACATACTTCTTCTTCTCCGCGCTACTAACATCTAAACGCGCCGCTTCCTTTATAAGTTCAACTAGAAGTGACTGAGTGTCAGGTGTAAGAAGTTTGGCTAGTAGTAAGTATAAGAGTTCACTAGTGTTTTGTATGCCCATGACGAGCTTTAGTCGTATCCAAAGTCTTTTTAAAAAAATCATAACATGCCTCACTTATATTTCTCATTTAATACTCTTCTTGCCTCACGCTCCATGGCCTCGATTCCCTCTAACATAAGAAGAGTAACATGTCCAAAACCATAACGTTCCCTTAACTCTTTTTCAGGGCTAAGTTTATAGATATTGATTTTGGCATAAACTGTTGACCAATCTATGCCAATTATGCCTCCCATGGCTCCATACAGCCAGTGGCTTGATATTCGTTGCCAAAAAAGAAAAGTTTCCCAGTTTTTGGGGAGAATATGACACTCATCGACAGTTGCCGCTCGTCTAAGTTGTTCCGCCAACTTGGCTGCAGTTTCCGCGTCAACAAGGAGGTTGACGTCGGATTCCACATCCTCTAGCGCCTTATCATTGCCACTTTGGCCACTTGCCCAGTAGTTGGCAACTTCAATAAGGTTATCTTCCTCAAACTGGTTGCGATATTGACTTACTTTTTTTTGTCAGATTGATGGATGTTTATGATATTTTTTGAGTAATATTCAATGACTTGCTGGACTGTCGTAACAAAACTGAAGAAGGCATCCAACACTTCCGGTGACATGGGGTCACCTTTTTTTAACTGAGCAGTCACTCTACGAGTAATGGGCTTATCATTCTCGTCCCTCAGGGGATTGCCGTCACTATCCTTTTCGGGTACGGAAAGGTCTATATTTAGACCTTGCTCACTCAACACGACAACTTCCGTGCAAACCTTTTTCACTGCTTCCTTGTTAAATCGCAGTGTATCGATGAACTTTGCCTTAGGAACTTCGATAAGTTTACCGTCCTCATCGAGGACGGTGCTTGTATCTACCAGTGGCCCGATGTATTCACCCCACTCCTCGGCATCCATGACAAAAAACTTGATGCCTAGTAAAACTCCGTTTCCCTCACCTCGACTAAGATTGATTTTGACATTTTTTAAATTAGTCACGTTGCTGAAAGTCAAAGGCATAAAAAGGTTCTCCATTTTGTTTGTTAGTATAAAAAGTCACCACAACAAAAAAACATGTTTGTGATGACTTAGTATAACAATTTTAAAACTTTTTAGGTAAAAAAAGGTTTCTAAAAAAGTTTTAAATAAACAAAATATAGAACTCGTCGTCTCCTTTTTTACCGGTACAAGTAAAACTTAGGTTGTATGCGACTAGTTCTTCACGCTCAGCTAAGTCCGGCATATCTAGCTGAGCGTATGGAACAACAACTTTGAAACGGTTGCCATGCGTTGTACCAAACAACGCCTCGATACGTAGAGTAGTCCCCGCTCTTGCAAGCCCAATGGGGTTAAAATCCGTCAGAGAGGATGGTGCAAGCGGGTCAATAGAACCCGTTGGCTTTCGTCCCGTTATCCCAATGCTTGACATGCCACTAGGGTCGGTTATGTCCATGTGTTTAGCGACCGCGTTCGCCATCTTAAGTTCCAACTTGGAGCAAGATAGCAAGTTAGAGGCAAGGTCACCAATAACAACCGTTGCTCCCATCATAGGAGTCGGTAGAACTTCTGGAACAGTAGCTGAAGGAAGAGTTGCGTTAGACGGCTCAGTGTACGTTCCAGTTAGTGCAAACGATGCCGTAGCTAACTTTCCTACTTCAAACGTAAACGATGGGTCCGCGCGTATGCCGCTTGAGATATGTTTCATCGAGTCACGCATATAGTGCATAGAAATAGACTTCATATCAACGCAACTGCTTGTCGGAACATATGCTATGCCATCAACAGCGCTAGTCACAGTAGCGGAAGCTCCGCCAGCCCCCGTTATAGTCCCAGTCCCAAACTCTCCCGTGCTTGTAGTAACCGTTAGCGTCACCGCGCCAGCCGCCCCACTCTTAAAGTCTAAAAGAGTACCGCTAGATGCCGCCGTCCCCGTGTAAGTGCCGGCAGTCCAACCTAAGGTAGTAAGTGCATTAGGACTTCCTGCACTTAAAACAAAAGACTGAGTAGCACCCGCCGCAGTAGTACGAATAGCAACATAGTTCCCACTTGCATACGCTTCTACTCCACTTACGCCGGCGGTGCTTAGTTGGGAGTTGACTTCGGTCACTACATCGGCAACACTAGCACATGCACTATCCAACGTTACTAAGTCGTCACCCGCGTTGCTTACGTTTATAGAGAACGTTTGGGACGTAGCACTCCAGTCATGTCCGCTAGACAAGTTTGCTGTACCCACATGAACTGCTTTTGTAGCGTCTTGACTTACGCTCTCTGTAGTACTCCATGTTCCAGTACTGCCAGTGCAAACCAATAAGTAGGCATTTTTCCTGACTAGTCCAGAGGCCTGC